CTGTAAAATAGCTGTTTCTTAAAGTAACAACTTGTAGAAACTCCCGCAATTTAAATTGGGCATCTAAACAAAAACCACAAAAATATAGCACGCCTCACCTAATCGGGTTGGGCACTATATTTCCGTATAGTTTAAGTCTTAAAAGAAAGTAAAATCATATTTTGTGTTCTATATCCGGATAGAAAACTATTATAAAACCTTAATAAGCAAATCCGGTAAAAATCGGTTTTATAATTTATGCAGGAGCAGGTGGAGTGATATTAATCAAGGGAACAGTTGAAACAAATGTTCCGAAGTTTAAATCATCGGCACCGGCCCTGTAATAGGGGTTGGCCCTCAAATTGATAGCTGGTGAATATTGGAAGGCCACATTAACTTGTGTGCCTCCTCTATTCATGTCGTATCCTAGGGGGTTAGTTGGTCCTTTAGCGTTACCTAATGTAACTGCTGAATGGGTGTAGTGGTAAAAAGGAACTTGTACCGCAATACCTCCCAATTGCTGTAGACCAACAGCATATTGTGTGTTGTAAGACGCTTCAATATAGTTAATGGTACTAACGTTACGAATATCAAAGATCTTATTGTTGTCAGGACCTGTAGTAGAAGGTTTCAAGACAGTAAAAGCTTGAATGAGACCAGCAGTAGATGTAACTGGTTGCCTTATTCTCACACCTCCTCTGACCAAGGCATAAACTGAAGACATATGCGTAAAAATGTCGGCTGTGTATTCAGTATCTGCATTAGCTAGTGATTTGGTATAAGTCCATGCATAGGGTGTCACAGTACAATTTTGCGTAGTAGCGGAACCTGCAGTAGTGAAACCCATGAAGCCACCTCTTTTAACCAACGACCTAAGAGAAGTGACAACCTCTCCGATACAGTATTCATCTTTTATAGATGATTTCTCGCCTGGAGTGGTACCACCTACCATGGCAACGTCTACCATAGTAGGGTTACTTACAGTATTGGCATTGTCTTTAGAAAAGTTTAGGTCCATTTGGTATTGAGCTCCTGCGTAAGGGACTGCTCTAGATGTTCGTGGAACAGCGTATTGTAGATCAGGCGCTCCGCAAACTTCCATCAACAATTGTACTTCTGAACTGACTGTTTCAGGAGCAACTAATTCATCAAGCACGAATACCTTGAAACGACCATAAGCTCTTCCCTCTTGATAGGACGTAGTAGATCTCCAAGGAATAATAGAAACATAAGGAATTTCAATAACGAATTCGTTTTGTTCACGAATATCTAAGATAGTTTTATGCAAATAAGCTGTATCGTTATAGGCAAAATCGTTAGAAACGCAACTTCCTTCTGAAGGATTAAATGCAAAAAGCAAACGTCCAGAATGAAACTCAGTCTTAACAACCTTAATTTTGATAATTAAACCACCAGTGTATCTTTCAAAGAAACTAGAAAGCCATGTGACTGGAGGTAAATGTACAACACCGGCGTCAAAACCATCAGCAACTGAAAATTCAGTTGGAGAAAGTTCTTTCTCCGTGATCATGTCTCCAGCGTTAGCTGAAATGCCCCACGTAGCAGTTTCATACCAAGAAAATATACTTTTGATATAGTTAATTGACATCTCATCCAAATCAGTAGAAGAGAAACCGGGTGCGACATGTACATGATTATCACTAAAAAGCGCTAAGGGCTGAGAGTCATCAGCTTGATCAGAGTTAGCAATGTAAGGATGTGGAAATCGATTCATTCTTAAAACTTTGTCAAGTACAGGAGGTTTCGACCATCCGAAAGCACTAGCAACGTTAGAAGCGGCTTTAATAGACCAACCTAAAGGAGCGGCAACACTAGACAGGAAAGGAACTCTAGCAAACTGTTCCATACCTTCACTCACTAGTCTTAGACCAGAAGTTATCGGCCCATCTTGTTTTATTTCGTTTTCAAAAATGTCAACGTTTTTACGTTTCATTTTCTTATTACGAGAAAAAGCAGATTGAGCTTCAGCAACAAGTGCAGGTGGCACTTGAGGCGTAGGAATAGGAACAGTGTTACCGAAGACTTCCACGTCTTCATAATGCACCCAGATAGTGTAACCTGCGGTCACATTACCGGTCGGTGCAGAGAGAGGGGAATAAGGGTACATAAAAATAATACCTGGATCACCAAAATAAGGATCGGAAAGGGTAGGGCTGTAATTCAAAGCTGGGAAAGCTCCAACATAGGGGATACGAAGTTGAACAGATGTGTCAGTATTGACATCAAGTTCAGCATGGTGTGACTGTGTAATTTGAACTTTAGTAGTTTTATGTAAATTAATGTAATCATTAATATCAGTAAGATCAGAGAACGAGTACAAAGCTCCACCTGTAGGAATAAAACCTATAATGTATCTTCCTTGCTGGAATCTATTTGCGTTAACTTGCAATGTAATGACAGTTGTATAACGCATAGACATAACTCCACTCAGCTTTTCTTTAAAAGCTAAATTTGTTCGTAAAGCTGCTGAAGTTGGAAAATCACCAAAAGTGGCAGGAGTGTCAGTCAAGGCCAAATCACCTTGTCTAAAGGCGTAAGGTTTACCGAGAAAACTCTTAACACTTGCGGGCAATCCATCATCAGGGGCGGAAAGGAGTGTATTGGGGAGAGTGATTGTATGAGCCAATTCAACACGTTCAGCAACTGCATCGTTAGTTGAACGTGTAGTGGTTCCAACGTCAGTTTGAACATCTTCCTGTCTATCGACATCAGACTTCAAATTGAGGTGTAGATTCTCAGATTGTTTTTGTATAATTGTAGTATTTTGTAAAGGGAATTTAGCATAAGCCGACGCGGCGTGGCAATTCCATAACCAACGCTGTCCTTCGATATAATTGTATTTTGTCATATTTTTCATAGTGTTTTAAAAGTTGTCGTACTTCCTGAGGATTGCTCACGCCATATTTAAAGACTATGGACGTCTTTGGATTCAAAAGAATCCATACAGTTTAACGACATGTAGGTCAAAGTTTCAAATTAACAAAACTCTTCTCTATCACACGATTCCAAAAGGTTTCGTGAGAAGGAAGTAGTTTTTGGCCAAAAGTCAGCACATTCTTGCGACTTCTTAGCGACTACTGTAGACCATTCATTAAAAACTTCGGCACCGTGCAACGACAATTCACGCATACAGTTGTCAACTTTATCGCGTGTGATGACATCACACTGATTACCTCTCTTAGTCCATGAGAGGGTGTCAAGTACGCCATCAAGTCTTAACGGTGAAACGTATCTTCTAACGATAGGTTCGTATCTCCAACTTCTTTTCAAAAATTCCACGCCAGTTAAAGGGCGGAGAACTTCGTTAAGTTCATTTTTAAGCTCGCTGGTATAGGTAAGTCCCAATTCGGACATGTATTTACCCACAACAACTTCGTTGAATTCACTACGATACCTCTGATGAACACTAAAGACATTATCGTCACCAAGTGTGATCAAATAAACATATTTATCAAAGTCATAACGGTCAGATTTATTACCTCTTGAGCGAATCCAACAATATCTAAAAGCGATACCATTGTACATATTGTTAACAATGGACGTAAGGGGATGTCCACTAGGTAAAGAAGTATACCACTCATAAACACAATTTCCTTGAATATGTTTAGAGTTGGTAAGTTCAAGCCACAAGACACGTCTGATGTTCTGGTTCACTTGTGAGTCACCATACCATTCGTTTATAATCTGCAAGATCTTGTTGTGAACTTTTGGTTTTTCAGAACCGTCGAAACTAGAAAAGTCACCAGCACCAACACCAAGAGAACCATCGGGCGAGAAGTGTAATAACTTCTTAGCAATAAGGTCCCACTCTTCACTAAAGACATTAACACCAATAGCACTTTGGTTGTCAATACGATTGACTTTATACCAAAGCATAAAGGCACCAAAATACATACGTGTAATAACTAAAAGTTTCAAAGGTGAAGCTGAAATCAAACGAGTTTTGTAATCATTAACCTTTTCTACAGGGCGCAATTCATCCTTAAGACAATCCATAAAAATATGTTCATCACGGGTCAAATTGGCAGCATTGTGGATAGTGGCGTTAACGTCTTCTTCTAATGATTTACATGCATCACTCTCAAGATTAAACTCGTCACCATCACCGAAGTACCATGTCTTTCCTTTATGTCCTTTAGATTCAGAGACACATGCAGGGTAACCAGGCGCTGTACGGCGATTTATACAATCGAACTCAGTATTAGGTATACCTACAATAGCTTCAGAAAAGGAAAACAACCTAGGTTCTTGTTCCTTAGGACTAGAACCAAAAATAGAATCTTTGTACATGTTGGCAGCTTCATCTAAAACATTAGTGGCGATCAAAGGCCAATTGGAAGAATACTTACTTAAAGCATTGGTCCAAGGACTCTTTAAAACCCCATCTATGGTTTTGGGACGTAGAAAAGCAGGTTTACTAAACGTCTCAGTCACTTCATTAAACAAGACGCTGGGTGTCAATTTTGTCTTAGTAGCTAAAGTGGGGGCTTGGTCAACAACTCTTATGAAACCAAACCTACCGTCGCCAATAAGACTATCTTGATTGTCTAGCGAATAACACTGCATCTCAGTGGATATAAGAGGTTTATCAATTTTCTTAATAAGCTCGTTAATATCTTCTAAACAGAATAAAGACGAATAACCTTTTCCCATCTTGGGTGCTCCAGCAACGTGGATTCCAAAGATTTTTCTTTTAGATTCAGATGGGTCAAGAACTCCTAAAATGGAGCCACAATCACCTTTACGTGTAGTAGCGACATAACTTACACCACGAGCAATAGTGTAGTCTTCAATTTCATCTCCATTGACATAAATTTCACTCACCACGTTACCCATGACGTTCGTAAACGAAGTATCAGAGCCAGCTGTAGCTAACACACATGCTTGTTTTTTAAAGTTTGACAAGTCATTAGCTGTAGCAAGGTATTTAGTTATGTCAGGTCTAGAGTTAAAATCTTCGAAAACAACTCCGATCAAATCTTGCGCTTCCATTAATGGTGTATCATAACACCAATTAAGGACTTCACTTAAAGGATAAACGACTTCATGAAAGCCACTTTTGACATTAAAAGCTCCTCTAAGAATAACTTTAACTTGAGAAAAATCGAAATTTCCCTCAACACTATGAACTAAAACGTCCATAAAGTGATGAGGCATAATGCCGAAATTGCCCCTAATAAAAAGAACAAACCCACACTTCATTTCTTCACCATCAGGTACTTGAACAATAAACTCATATAGGTTAGTCTTGGTGACTTTCTTAATGATATCTGTACCTTGAGGGTCGTTAACTAACGAAACCTGGGGGTGGATATTCATCTTACGTAGGTCACTAGCTTTAAGCTTCTTTCCTACAGTTTTCTTGGGCTTCATCTTGTATTCTCCTTGAGAACTCTTTTTGGTAACATTTTTGTAACCATAATAAGCGGTAGCTCCCATAGATAAAACTGCTATAGTCGAAAGTGTGTTGACAGTAGTCAAAACGCTAGTCCAACTTTTCCAATTGTTATATCCGGAAAGGGACACTATAGCTTCTTTTGCTCTTGAAAAAGAAGAGACAAAAGTATTCTTAGTCTTATTCGCATCGACGTTGACTACATTAGGGCAGAAAACTGGAACATTAGTAAAAAGATCAAGTTTAACGTTAATGTATGCCAACACACTAGAATTGTCTTGCTCATTTAATAAAAATTCACAAAACGTATCAGAATCGTCACTGTACATAAGATTAAAATAGTAACTATCAGAGAGTGACGGGTTGACAGAATTTAGTGCACCAACAAGCTGGTAAGCTCTTGAAAGCAGTTTGCTCTTGTCACCATCACTAAGGTTGTTGAAGAAAGTTGAAAATTGAAAGAGATTATCGTCATTCAGGTCTTGAATCAACCCAAGAAAAGCGGAATTATCGGTCTTCATATGAAAAGTTAACTTATTGGGCAAAGTATTTCTAAAAAGACCAAAAATGTTCATTTGTTTTTCAACGTTGTATTCTTCACGTCTGTGACGCAATTCTAAGACCTTTTGGTCATAAGCCAACTTGTTGAAATCGTGAGCTTTGACTAGCTCATTCACAACACCTGAAAAGTTAATCACTTTTCCTGTATGTTTCTTATTGATCAAGTCGTATTCAGCAAACATTAAAATATCATCAGGATTGGTTGATGAAATTCCAAGTTCTCCTAAAGGGAGCTTTGTGACATCAATCTTTTGATTCATATCATCTAAGTTGGAACCATTCTTCAATGCAAATTCATCTCTAGGCAAAACGGTATAGGTACGTTTGAAACGTCTCAATAAGGCTCTGGGGTCATGGATACTTTGCGTCTTTAAATTAGCAGAGTTGGTAGTAGCAATAATAAATTTAGATCTAAACTTAGTAGAACCCTTATTATCCATGCTGGCCATGTGAAGATCATAACCGTTCTCGTTAACACCACGAATAACGTTAAAAACTTCACTGTCACCTCCAGAGGCGACATCACGCATCTGGAGAAGATCATCGAACATAGTAACTATTTTGTCATGATCATAACCATCCCAATATTCAGTTTCAATCTGACGATTGTAAATGAACCTTTCAGGATTGGCGTTGAATGAAGGTCTCAAGGAATTATCAATCACGCTAGAGACCAACGCATGAGCCAAATGTTGCATGGTCTGAGTCTTGAAAGTACCAGGACCGCCTCGCAAAAGTACAGCCACAGGTTCTTGTCTAAGACCCTCAACTAAGAAACCAGAATCACTAAAGGCTTTCTTATATGATCTCAATCTCTGAACTGATCCGTTAAGGGTGGAGAAAAGACCATTCGTAGTATGATGTCTAGGCAAATCTCTCAGCAATTTCTCACCTTGTCTTAAGAGATCGGCTAAAATCTCGTAATTGTCAATAGTAAAAGTGAACTTACGTTGTTCGTAGAGTGTATCTATTTCAAATACACTGTCAGTAAACGCAATGTAAGTCTCTCCACTTCCGTTGACCATGTGAAAGAGTCTAACGAAAATGGAACTAAGTCCGAAAGATGCTAAAACGACTTCGACCAGTTTGATAACCACTGTAGTTATACTTTGTAAACTGTTTTTAACAATAGAAAAATCTTTGAGGACATTAACAACATTAGAATGTTTTGAGTCTATTTTAGTTCCGACTAAGAACATGCCAAGAACTGTGGCAATTTCAGGACCCAAAGAATCCAACGAGCCTTGGGGCTCGATAACTTGTGGGTCATCATTATCATTCTCAACAGAAAAGTGTGAGAATAATTTTTGCAGTTTAGGAACTGTAGAAAGAGATTTAATTAATTCAGCTAAATCATCACGATGGCAATATGCAACATAACATGAAGCAAGAGTCAAAATAGCACTGGTCTTCTCTTTGAGAGACCAAACTAGTGCAACGACAAGAAGAACTTTCGAAATCTTTTTGGTGTCAACTGAACTAATAGAATCAGTCACACCAGTAATATTTCCCAATATAGAACTAAATTTCTCAAGATTTTCTTCAGAAAGAAATTTAGTTAATTGAGATCCACTTTCATTTATTTTATCAAAGGCGTCTAAAAAGCCTTGTTTTTCAATATGCTTGAGTTTGTCAATAAATTGCTTTACCTCAGTTGACAAATCATTTTGAACTTGTTGATCAACTACCGCCTGGGCCTCATTGATCATAGAATTTAAACGTTGATTATTATTATTTGTGCACATATTTGGAAAATTAAAAAGGGGATTTTGATGGTTAGGTACATCGACCTGGTCGTGAGAAACCAACTATCCCATGAATAAACATGGTGCTTTCTTTGAAACGCTTACAATACTGTCTTGGTAGTAAACCCGAAATAGTAATTTCGATTTTTGTATTTTATAATGTTTTTGCAATGGAACTTTCATTAGCATCCCAACTTTAGGAAGGTGTTTTAGGTTCCAAAATTTTATAATTTTAAAATGTTTTTGTAGTTTTGTCTTTTGTACTAAAAATAGCACGTGTACAGAAGATTTGTTCTTCAAATGTATGTGGAATATAAAATATGTAACAGCTTACTTTTCCAAAGGTAGACTGTTTGTAGATTTTAAGTATTTTCTTTAAGCGCAAGCAAGATTAGTTTGAACCAACTTAATGGAAACGGTCAAAATGCTTAAACTAATAATATTGACGAGAAGCGACAATAAGGCTAATTAAAGCGACGAATGCACAAAGACTATTCGTAACGTGAAATTTGCTTTTAAAGTAACATAAACGAATTAATCTTAATAATTTTGCTTGGATAGACGCTCTATTCTAACTGAAACAGGAGCGTGTGAAAAGGTGCCCCTCCG